CAACAAATCAATCTTGTTGATAATGGGGCAATACTCCTTCACCTTCTCAATAATTTTGTTTACAGTAGTTGAAGGAACTGCCGCCCCTGCACTGGATGCCGCTGTTGTCATTGCGCGGCGTTCGATATCATTCAAATCGATTCCGCGAATCTGCTTCAACCATGCGCTTCTATACTCCGCGCTATTAAGATCAAATGTTCTTTCCTGCTGTGTTGCCTGCATGCCTGCCATACCTCCATTCAAAAAATCGGGCGTAATATCTACGCCGCTTCTGCCCTCTGCAATTGCTCTTTCAAGGGAATTACGCTTCTGTGCCGCACTCAAAATTCCGGATCGCTCCGCCTGTAATGTGCGAACCTCTGTTTCAAGTTCGTCAAGTTCTGCTTCGGTCTTGCTGTCTGCATCCTCTGCATTCAATTCCTTCTCAATCTCTGCAAGTCTTGCTTCGATTTTTTCCAATCTACTCATTTTGTTACCTCCATTAAAATTTTGATTTTTTTAATATGATTCTTGCGCTTCTGAATCTCCTTCATGACTTTGTCAATCGCTCCGTTGGCAAAATTTCGCGCTTGAATATCTGTATCATTGTTTGCCGGAATGGAAACGGCGGAAACATCATAAATCTTTTTGATTCGGTGATGGCGAATCGTGATTTCGTTTCCGTTTTCAACTATTTCTAATGTGTCATAGTCCGGCAAAAATCCCCATGACATTCTTGTAACAAGTCCGGCGGCGATATCCTCATACATTCCGCGCGCGGCGGAAGTTTTGGAAAGATCCGCGCAAATAAATAAACCAAGTGGATCCGGCTCAACTGTCAAAGTATTATTTGACATTCTCGCATACACCTTCCCGGCGTGATCGAATTGAAAAATAATATCCGACATATCGCAATCGCGAAAGCATCCGGGAACAAATTCTTCATAAACAATTTGATCGCCGCATTCAAACAATACATATCTTTCATATTTGGCGGCATGCCCTTCAACATAAAAATCCGAATCGAATTTATTTTTCTTCTCTGCCTGCGGCGGCGTTGTAAAGGGCAACATTCGATATTGTCTATCCTTCAAAATTGGCATTTCCGTTTTCCTCCTTTTCTCCCCCTTCTGCTTTGGGCGGTTCTTCATACTGAACAAATGCATCCTTCGGTTCTTGCTCATAGTCTGCAAGCCCGTATTCCTTGCGGATGAATCGGCGTTCGCCAATCTCTCCGATGGATGCCATGTTGAATACTTCCAAGCCTTGATTGTGCGTTAAAAATCCGCGGTCAAATAACTGCGTCACAATGTCCAACTTCTCCTTGTTGGATGCGTATTGCAGGCGGTTCGCTGTGAAAATGATTTCATTTCCGAACGCGATTTCATGCGGCGTGAATTTCATGTTTGTATGCACAAGCGAAGCTTCGATTGCAAATGGCTCGATCTTGCCTTCGTAATATGCGCCCCATTCATCGGAAGTGAAATTGTTTTGCAAAATCTTTTCATTTGTGCCGAAATAATTGAATACATTTTCTTTGATCTGCGCCATCTGCGCCGAATCAACTGTATATTGATTCGTTTGCAATTGCTTCACATCCTCATATTTTGCATCAATAAGCATCACGCCCCCGGCATTGGCGGAACTGAAATTTGATTTTACAAATCTTTCGCGCTCCTTCTCCAAATCATCCGGTTTTAATGTCTGCGCAATCTTCGCAAGGAATCGAAGTGTTGCGGAACTTTTCACGCCCTCAATAATTCCTTGATTGTTCGTGTTGATTAATTCCATTGTGGGATATAAACAACTATTGCTTTCGCCGAACAACTCATTTTTATACTGAAACTGATTCATAATCCCGGCTTCATCCAATCGGAAAACACCAAAATCGCCCGAATTAAATTCATACCGGATATATTTCACACCTTCAACATCAATGAACCTTGCTTTTGTCGTTGCCAACGGATAAAACCCGATAATTTTTTCATACGAACGATCATACAACGGCGCAATAATTGCCGTATTATCCACCGCATAGGAAGTCGCAAGGCGATACAAATATTTTTTTGTGTCCATCAATGCATTTGGTTTATACTGCATCATTCGCGCGAAACTCTGATTGCCGGATCCTTTTACTTCCGGCTTCAATTTCGAACAATGCGTTGCAAATGAATGAACTGCCGCCCTTGTCAACTCCATTTCGTAAATAGATCCTTCGAATGTTGTGAATGTTGGCGCGTATGCTGTCAAGGTTTGAAAATAGTTTTCAACCTTGTTTTCAATTTTTTCTTTTTTTCTGATTGAATCAAACAAACCCATTCTTCATACCTCAATTTAGATTTACATATTGATCGCGCTTATCCTGCAAAACCTTGTATGCATCCAACAAAGCCGCAACACCATCAATTCTTTTTCTTGAATCCAAACCCTTGACGGGCTGAATGTTTCCGTTGATATCCGTTTTCACTTCTGTATTAATCAAGCACCATTTCAAAATTGGATTGTTATTATAAACAATGTGTTTCGCCTTGAAATCTGCCGCAAGATTCTTCATTGGATCCGAAAGTGTGATTGTTCCTTGCCGTACTGGAATCATTGCATTCTTGCCAAATTCTGCGCAAAACTCGCGAATCAAATCATCCGAAATATGCCAAGGATCATACCCGATAAACGAAGTATAAATATCATACTTTTCGCGAAGTTCCCGGAACCATTCAAGGAAAATGCGCTTGTCGCATCGGTTGCCCGGACATGTGCGCATGAATCCTTGTTCAATCCAAAAGCTATATGGTACGCTGTCGCGCTCTCTCCGGTTTCCGGTTTTCTCGTTTTCATCAATAACGCTTTGGGGAATCCAAAACATTGATTCAACATAAACTTTCGGATCGTCCGGACGTTGGAAAATAGCAACGGCGGCATTCAGATCAACCGAATCCGCCGCATCGAATCCGCCTATACAATAGCCGAATTTGCTGATATCAAATTTTTCTTCATTGTTTAAATCCTCAAAACGAAGCCACGCGGATTCCGCTGTTTGCTTCATGTTGAAATCTTTTACCATTACAGTAGGTTTGAAAGATGGATCGTCCTTCGCCTTCTGTACCATCTGCCGCAAATAATCCCGGCTTTTGATTGTTCCCAATCCCGGATTTGCTTTTTCCCAACAATCCTCTTGATCCCATTCATCAACGGAATCAAGTTCATAAATAAAAGGCAAAAAACGTTTGTTTTCTGCCTTTCCATCCAAAATATTTTTCGCATACTCATATTGCGAATCAAAAATACTGCCGCGAACAAATCCGTTTGTTGTGATTGTGAATAAAAGCGGTTGAAGCCGCGCGCCCATTGCCTGCTTTACAAGATCATACAAATCGCGGTTTTTGATTGCCGCTAATTCGTCAATAACTGCGCAATGGATATCCAAACCATCAAGGGAATTTGTATTGCTTGCAAGGGCTTTTATAAAACCGAAATTCAAAGCAAAATATAAATCGGTTGCCCTTTTCTTCACATGCTTTGAAAGCATGGGCGATTGTCTAACCATCTTATGCGCCGCATTGAATCCAAGCATTGCTTGTTCCCTCTGCGTTGCAATATTGTAAATCTGCGGCGATCCTTCGCAATCATTCACCAACATATCAATTTCAATTGCGGCGGTTTCGGTTGTCTTGCCGTTTTTACGCCCTTCAATGATTAAACATTCGTTATACTGGCGCAAATCATTATCATCGACAAAACCAAATAATGCTTGCAATCGCGCCTTTTGAAAAAGTTGCAATTCAAGCGGCGTTCCGATCTTTCCGGTAGGCTGTTTGCAAAACTTTTCGATAAAATCAGTATGTTTTTTTGCAATGTCATAATCAAAGTGAAATTCCTGCGGCGATGCGTATTGATTCAACAACATATCTGCGATGCGTTTCATTTTTTCGCATGCTGTTATTCTACCGTCAACGATGGATCCGAAATATAATTCAAATTCGGTCAATGTGATTTCCCACTTATGAAATCAAGCAATTCATCGCCGCCGCTTCCTGCTCCATTTGGTAACAAGTCCACCAACTGTTTTATAATACTTGAATAATTTTTAATCATGGTATTGTATATTTCAACTTCGGAACACTTTTTCACGCCGGATTGATTCGCGCCGTTGTGGTATTCCTCGACAAAACCTTTTTCCCGGATAATCTCTTGCAACTCTGCAAGTGATTCCGCCATGAATGCGGCGTTTTCGATTAACTTTTCAACCGTTTGCCGCTTACTCGGTTCTATATCTTTAAAAATCTTTTCAAGTTTCTTCAACTCTTTTGATTTCTTTTTAACCTCTGCCATCTTTTCACATCCTCCGACAAATCGGGGGAACTACACCCCCCTCGCGCGTTCCACGCGTCAAAATTCAAGTCCACCCCCTCGGTCTCCGTATATCAAGAAAAACCTTTTGAATAGGGGGCATATTTATTTTTAAAACTTCCGCAAATCAACCGGATTTCCGGATTCATCAAACATACAATTCATTTTTGGGATGTTCATTGCATCAAAGAAATGCCCTTCTTGTTCGTCATGGCATCTTTTGCAATTGCCTTCCATCAAACAATGATTCAAAGCAATGTCCGGATCGTTAATGTTGGCAGGCGTTAAAGTTATTTTGTGATGCACAATGTAAATCGGTTCTTTGTGGCATACTTCACACATGCCGCCATCAATCAACGTGCGCTTCTGTATGTAAGCTTTGCGGCATGCTTTCCATGCTTTGCTATTATAAAAGGGCTTCGCCCAATCCTGCGCCATTGTCTGCCACCTCCTGCGCATTGGAAAAGCCGCTATCAAATGAATGATAACGGCTTGAAGGGAAAAAGCACATGACCTATGCTTTCTACGCTATGACTATAGCACACTTTTTTGTCCTCTGCGTGTGGTATTTTATAAATTTCAATTTGTCTACTTAAGGCACATAGGTTTCACTAACCCAGCCGCATGATTCACATTTATAATTTGCACACTGATATTCGCCATAACGCAAAAGCGCATCATACTCCCTTGCTTTTCTTTGGTTACTGACTTTATACAAGCGTTTTCCTGTTCTGAAATGCTTAAAAATCGGCTTGCCTTTCATGTCCAATTCAATAACCATAGGATATTGAATGATACAAATTACTTTCTTTTTACCGCATCTAGGACACTTGCCATCTTCAATTACACCTAATATATTATCTTTCATATTCCACCTCCACAAATCCTAATTTATCCGTTGCGCCTGCTCCGCCGCTTCCGCCGCATATTGCTTCCCGATTTCCTGCACCAAAACATGCTTCAATGCTTCATCCACTGGCAAACCATACGATTTGCAATACCGATCAACGCTTGCTTTGAAATCCTTGTTTTCCTCATACAACTTTTTAAAGTCCATGTTCTTCCCTCCTATTGAACTAATTCATTGTATACATCTATTGCGAACCACAAATAATTTGTTTCGACTTTTGTTTCATCGCCTGCGCGAACCTCGTATTTATTGCCGCGGTATGGATTGGCGAACCATATCAAACGAAGCGCGCCGCATTTCGCAAGTGTGATTTCATATGTGCCAATATCTTTCGGGCTTATAAGATTTGTTCCTTGCATTTTATACCCTCCATAATGGTTTTGAAATTTGCTTTGTTTCTTCCTCGATATGCTTTTTTATGCGCTGTTCTTGTTCATATCGTTTTTTATCCCACTTATCCCAAAATACAATTCGTGTGGGAATGCCTGCTTCCTGCAACTTCAATTGCACTTTTCTAAGCTCCGAACGAAAAATATATTCTTTCGCATTTTTCGCCCTCTGTGAAAAATCCAACGGTTCATTTTGATTATTCAATAAAGCTTCTAAGACTTCCGCCGTTGTTTTGCCGGATTTCCTATAAGTTCCGATTGCAATAAATGTTTTTTGCCATGTGAACAAATCAAAACCAAGTGCCGCTTCAATTTTTTCAAACATTTCTTCATGTTCCGGAAAAAATGCCGTATAGTGAAACATAACATATTTGTTTAATATCTCGGACAAAATCGGAACATCCTCTTTTTGAATCGTTGCAGATGCTTCAAGTTTTGCGGCGGTATTTAAAAACTTCCGTAATTCGTCTATTCTTTTATTCATTCCGCGCCCTCCTGCTCCTGCTCTTTCAACTTCCTATCCAAAATAAAATAAAACTTCCGGCGGCTGTTATAGTAGCGATCTCTTTCGCATGGGATATCCTTTTGCACTTTCAAAATGCTGAATGAAATATCTTTGTTCGTTACTGCATACAAGATATATTCCCACAACTCCGGATCCGCCGCCCTTGCCGCCTGCTCAATCATCCGGCATTTATTAGATAATGCCGCGCATTCAATGGCGATGTTTTCCGTTGGATTGCCCGGATTCCCGGAAGCAGGCATGCCCGAATACTGCATGCCCTTCAATGGATTCCGCTTTGCCTGCAACTTCTGCCGCCATTCGTCATACTGCAAGCAAAAATAATATAATTCTTTGAAGCGAAAATCGCTTATATTGTACTTGTCTTTGTTCAATGCCCTAACATTCGCCATCCCTGCGCCCTCCTTCCGGTAACTGGCAATCAATTTGTTTGACGGTTGATGCGTTCAATTGTTTAATGGTATTATTCAAAGAAATCGGAAGAACTGCTTCTTTCTTCGTTCGTTCTGCTAACTGCTCATAAATCATGCGGAAATTGGCGCGATCATGGTTGT